CTGACCGCGCGATGCGGGCGCACCTTCTTGTGATCCGATGAATGGAGAAACCGCGATGCAGCGGAAAATCGTGCAGCGCCCGGTGCCGGGAGAGCTTGCGCTGGCGGAGCTGAAGCACTGGCTCGGGATAAGCCGCCCCAATGACGATGCCGCGCTGGCAGACCTGCTCGATACCAGCCTGACCATTTGCGAGGCCTTCACCGGTAAGGCACCGCTGCGGCAAGTGGTCGAGGAGACTATCAGTTTGACAAGCGGCTGGCAGGAGCTCGCCGCGCGTCCTGTACGCGCATTCACTGCGGCTGCACTGATTGCAGCAAACGGCGCCCGCACGCCCTTTGGCGATCCGGCCGAGGCGCTGGAGTGGCACATTGCAGGCAGTGCCTGTGTGCAGGTCCGACAAGCCTTCGAGGGCAGCGGGATCGCCGTGCAAGCCGAAGTCGGGATCGCCGACACATGGCCCACACTCCCTGCGCCCTTACGCCAGGGCATCATCCGCCTTGCCGCGCATTACCACCGCGACCGTGACAGCAAGGCGAGCGCTGTACCGCCCGCCAGCGTCACCGCGCTGTGGCGTCCGTGGCGCAGCGTGAGGCTGGCATGATCCGCGCCGTCGCTGCCTCTGCCACGGCGCGGCTGGTGCTGCGCCTGCGCGCGCGCGCCAATCGCATTGCCGCAGCGCGTGCCGACGCGCTTCAGCGCGAGCGCCAGCGTCAGACCGCGCAGTGGCGTTCGGCAGCGGCGCTTTGGCCCGACATGTTCGGAGACACCCTCCATGGAAAATGACCTGCGCGCCGCATTGATCGCCTGGCTCAGGGCCGATCCGGCCCTCGCCGGGATCAACGCCATCGAGGAAGAAGCCCCCCTCTCCGCCAGCCCGCCGTGGCTCGGCATCGCGGCGAGCGCCTCGGTCGATTGGGGGACCAAGGACCGGCCCGGGCGCGAAACCCGCATCGCGCTCGAACTCGAAACCCGGATCGACCAAACCGCAGCCGATGCGACGCTGCTGGCCGCGATCGAGCGCCGGGTGCTTGATTTGCCGCCGTTCCACGCCCGGTTCGAGCTCGCCTCGATCCGCTTCCTGCGGTCGCGCAGCGAAGCCCGCGCCGACAACCTGCGCGCGGCCCTGCTCGAATTCCGCTTCCGCCTTTTTGAACCTGTCACGGAGTAAGACCCATGCCCGCACAATCCGGCGCCGCCTTCCTGCTCAAGATCACCGACGGGGCGACGCCCCCCGCCTATCAAACCGTCGCTGGCCTGCGCACCACGCAGATGTCGATCAATGGCGATACCGTGGTGGTCACCCACAAGGAATCGGGGGGCTGGCGCGATCTGCTCTCTGGTGCGGGCACCCGTTCGGTCTCGGTGAGCGCGGCCGGTATCTTCCTCGGCAGTGCGGCAGAGAACGCCGTACGCGCCCATGCGCTCGCAGGCACGCTCGATGATTATGAGCTGTCCTTCGAGGACGGTGCCAAGCTGCGCGGGCGTTTTCTGGTGCAGCGGCTCGATTATGCCGGGGATTTCAACGGGGAGCGCAGTTACACGATGCAGCTCGAAAGCTCCGGCCCGGTGGTTCCGGCGTGAGCCTTGCCGCCAATCCCTTGCGCGGTGAGTGTGCGCTGAACTTGGGTGGCGTGTCCTATGTCCTGCGCCCCAGTTTCGAGCACCTGGTGCTGGCCGAGGTTGAACTCGGCTCGCTCTTCGCGCTGGTCGAACGCGCGGCGGCGGGCGCGCTGACGCTGGCCGAGATGACCGCGCTGCTGTGGCACTGCATGCCCGCCGAGACCCGGCCCGAGCGCGCCGCCGTGGGCGAGGCGTTGCTGGCGATGGGTCTGGTCGCTGCGACCCAGCCGGTGCGCACAGTGCTTGCGCAGGTGCTTCAGGGCGAAGCGTGAGCACAACCTTCGCCGAGGCCGCTACCCGCTGGTGCCCGCTGGCCACCCGACTGCTGGGATGGCGACCCGCCGAGTTCTGGAGCGCGACACCTGGCGAACTGCGGATGTCGCTCGCCCCGCCCCCCGACCTTGCCCGCCCCACCCCGCCACCCCGCGATCTGATCGCCCGCATGATGGAGCGCGACGCCGATGAATGATGGCTTTGAAGAACTGGTGATCGACGTGCGCGCCCGCACCGATGGGTTTGCGAGTGATCTCGAAACCATGCGCCGTTCGCTCGACAGCTCGCTGCTCGATGGGTTTGGGCGGGCAGGCAATGTGCTTGAGAACGGCCTTGTATCGGCCGTTCGGCGCGGCAGCCTGGGGTTCGATGATCTCAAGCGGGTCGCTTTCAATGCGCTCAATGAAATCGCCGCCCATGCGCTGCAATCGGGCCTCAACAGCATCTTCGGTGGCGGAGGGGTTGTTGGAGGGAGCGGGGGCGGCGGGGGTGGGCTCGGCGGTCTCTTGGGCCAAACGCTCGGTGCGTTGTTTGGCCTCCCGGGGCGCGCCACCGGCGGCCCGGTCTCGCCGGGACGCGCGTTTCTGGTCGGCGAACGCGGGCCGGAAGTGTTCGTGCCGACCTCGGCAGGCCGGATCGAAACCGCCACAGGGCCGGGGCAGGAGGTGAAAGTCGCCATCCAGCTCGCCGTGCCGCGCGGGATGGCCGCCCCCACCGCCATGCAACGCTCCTCGCGCCAGGTCGCGAGCGCCGTTCGCCGTACTCTGCAACAGGTCTGATCGGAAACCACCATGGCATTCTGGCTCGCCCGCGACCGCCGCGGGCAGGAAAGCAGCTTCATCCAGCGCTTTGACCCGCGCTTCTGGACCGTGAACTTCCCCCGCCCCGCGATGGCCTCGGTCATCACCACCGGGCCCAATTCCCTGCGGGTCGATGTGGAACTGCACAATGCAGGCGAGCTCGTCGGCCTGATCTGGGAGAGCGCCGACACGCTCGATCACCCGCTGCTCGCCTATGCCACCGACCGTGATTATTCGCACACGACGCTCAGCTTTCGCTGGCAATCGGAAGGCGTGATCCCGCTCGACCTCGTGCACGGCCCGACCCTGACGATCGAGGGACGCGACGAAGCTGGCGCACCGCGCACCTGGTACGTGCGGCTCTGGAACTATGCGCAAGGCTCACCCACCGACGCGCTGATCACGCTTCCGTTCTCGACCGTCGAGAGCGGCTATGGCCTTCCCGGTGAGCCGATCTATCCGGGCGATATCGACCGGATGTTCATATCGCTGGTCGCGCCGGGGCATATCCCATCGAGCACCGATCCTCTGCCTGCCCGTGTCAGCGGATCGGTTACTGTCTCCGATATCCGCGCCGATGGCGCGCGGTCCATGCTCGAACTGGGCGACGTGCTGCTGCCCCCGCACGGGGAGCGCATCGCGACCGCGTATGACGATTCCTATAACCAGACCCCGGCCCGTCTCTTGCGGGTGATCAACGGGCTCGGTTATCGCGAGGATATCGTCCACTATGTCGGGATGAGCCACTTCATGCGGCTCACCCGGGCAGTGGATGGAACGCTCAAGGCCGAAACGCCGGGCGCGCTCTGCTCTCCGGCAGAAATCTGGCACCGCAGCTATTTTGAACTGGCGCGCGCCAATTCGCTTCAGGTGATCGCATCGCTCTCTTACGAGCTGTTCGATGCCTATTGCCCCGAGGCATGGAAACAGCGCACGTTCTCCGGCGCGCCAGCGCTGACAGGCTGGGTGCCGCCATCGACCTTGCTCTCCCCTGCCAATCCGCAAGCGATGGGCTGGATCGCCGATGCGGCGCGGGCTTTCGTGGCCTTGCAAAAGCAGGCGGGGCTCCCGGTTCGCTTCCAGATCGGCGAGCCGTGGTGGTGGGTCACCCCGGCGGGCGAGATTTGCCTCTACGATGACGCTGCCAAGGCCGCGCTTGGCGGCGATCCGCCTGCTATTGCCGATCCCAGCGCGCCCCTAGGCGCGGAACAGATTGCGTTGCTCGACGCCGCTGGCGCATTGCTGGCGCAATCAACCGCAGCCCTGACCTCAGCCGTGCGCGCAGCGGCAGCGGGGCCAGCGCAGGTGCTGCTGCTCGCCTTCACGCCCACCATCCTCGATCCCCTCCGGCCGGAATTTTATCGCGCCAACCTGCCGATCGGCTGGGCCTATCCCGCCTTTGACCGGTTGCAGCTGGAGGATTACGACTGGCTGACGTCGGGCGCCGATGCGTCGCGGCGCAGCGCCTATGCGCTGTTCGAGGAACGGCTCGGCTATTCCCCTGACAATCAGGATTACTTCGCCGGTTTCGTGCTCAACGCTGCCGACGCCGAAGCGCTGTGGCTGCGGATCGACCGCGGGCTCGACGAGGCTGCGGAGCGCGGCATTGCCCATCGCTATGTTTGGGCGCTGCCGCAGGTCAATCGTGATGGCTACACGCGCCTCGCTCCCCTGACGGATCAGACATCGGCCTCGTTTGACGATGTGCTTTATCCTTTCCCCTTGGGGCGGACCACATCGGTCGCCCCGGAGTTTTCGACTTCAGTCGCAGTCACGGCATCGGGACACGAACGGCGCAATGCCTTGTGGTCAGACGCGCGGCTGCATTTCGATGTCGGGGCAGGGATCCGGTCGGAGGCCGAACTGTCCCAACTGATCGCCTTCTTCCGCGCGCGGCGCGGGCCAGCGCGGGGGTTCCGGATCATGGACCCCTTCGATCACAGCTCCAATGGCATGACCGGAACACCCACCATGCTCGACCAATTGCTTGGGCTCGGCGATGGGCTGCGCGCTGATTTCCTGCTGATCAAGTCCTATGGCACACCGGTTCCGCAGGTCCGCCCGATCACCCGCCCGCGCACAGAAACGCTGGTGGTGAGCGTTGGCGGCGTTCTCAGCAGCAACTGGTCGCTTCGCCCCAAAGGCGTGCTGCAATTTATCACCGCCCCGCCACCGGGTGCCGAAGTGCGGGCGGGTTTCCTGTTCGATGTGCCGGTCCGCTTTGCCGAGGACCGGCTCGATATCTCGGCGGTCAACTTCGCGGCCGGCGAAGCCCCCTCGATCCCGCTGATCGAATTGCGTGAGAGCGCGTGATGCGGGTGTTCTTTGACCGCGAGCTGGATACCGTCGCGACCTTCTGGCGCATTTATCGGCGCGACGGGGTTGCGCTCGCTTTCACCAGCCATGACCGCGACCTGAGTTTTGGCGGCCTGAGGCATCTGGCCGCGCCCGGGATGGTCCCGGCTGCGATCCGCCTCACCGCCGAACTCAGCAACGACAGTGCCGAGGCGCAAGGCGCGCTCAGCCACGATTCGATCCGCGCCGAAGACCTTGCAGCTGGCCTGTTCGATGACGCCGCCATCGAGATCGGCGCGGTCGATTGGCTCACCCGCGATCACCACACGCTTTACTCCGGCCACATTGGGCGGATCGAGGATGACAGCACGCAGTTTGCCGCAGAGCTACGCTCGGCCAAGAGCCTGCTGGAGCAGGACCTCGTTCCGCGCACCAGCCCGACCTGCCGCGCCGAATTCTGCGGCCCTGGCTGCGGCCTATCTCCGGTTCGGTTCACGTCGATCCAGCCGCTGGCGGGGATCGATTACGAGAATAATCGCGTCTGCTTCCTCAACTTCGGCGGCGAGGCCTTTATCGATGGCCGGGTGCGCTTCATGGCTGGGCCGCAAACCGGCATCAGCTTGGGAATCATCGATTTCGAGGATGACTGGCTGGTGCTGGATCGGCCGCTGGCGAAAGGCACGGTGCTCGGCACGCGGGTAGAGCTGCGCGAAGGCTGCGACCACACCATCGCCACCTGCGGCGATCGCTTTGACAATGCGATCAATTTCCGGGGCGAGCCGTTCTTGCCCGGGAATGATCTGCTGGCTCGATATGGCTAGTCGCGCCCCTGTGCGAAGCCACCCGCTGGTGGGAGCGGCGGCTGATCTGGTAGGCACGCCCTACCGCCTGCACGGGCGCGATCCGGCCACCGGACTGGACTGCGTGGGGCTGGTATGCGCCGCGCTGGCGGCGACGGGCGCAAGGCCGGTTGCCCCACACGGCTACAGCTTGCGCAACCTTGCAGTGGATCAATGGCTGCCTCTGGCGACCCAATCGGGCCTCTTGCCCTCGCCTGGCCTGATCCGGTCTGGCGATGTGCTGCTGGTCGTGCTCGGCGCTTGCCAGCATCATATGGCGATCGCCGCAGACCCTGAGTGCATCATTCACGCCCATGCCGGGCTGCGGCAGGTGGTGCGCCAACGGCGTGACCCCGATTGGCGCGTCTGCGCCAAGTGGCGGATCGCATCCGATTTGGAAGGCTAGAATTATGGCGACACTGGTGCTTACCGCGCTCGGAACAGCAGTCGGAGGGCCGATTGGCGGTTTGGTCGGCGGTCTAATCGGTCAACAGGCCGATAGCCTCGTCTTTGGCGACGGCAAGGCGCGCCAAGGCCCGCGTTTGCGTGAGCTCGCGTTCAGCACCTCAAGCTACGGCCAGCCGATCCCCCGCCAGTTCGGGCGGATGCGGGTGCCCGGAACGGTGATCTGGTCGACCGATCTCATTGAAAGCACGACCAAGCAAGGCGGGGGCAAGGGCCAGCCTTCAACCATCACCTATTCCTATACCGCGTCCTTTGCGGTGGCCCTGTCGAGCACACCGATCAA